TCACCACCGTCCGCCGTGCAGTTCTGCTCGGCGCGCAAGCCGCTGTCGTCGCGTTCGGCAAGAACAACGGGCCGACGACCTACAATTGGAACGAAGAGCTGATCGATCACAAGCGCAAGCTCGAAGTTTCAATTCTCACCATGTGGGGCATGAAGAAGACGCAGTTCAACAGTTCCGACTTCGGCACTGTGGTCGTGTCTTCCTACGCTGCCGCTCACACGAGCTAAGGAGGGTTAGACAATGGCTACTAATACGGCTGGCTCTGTCGCCCGCGACTTCAACAAGCAGATGATCCACTACCTCCGTTTGGGGGTGGTGTTTGGCGATAATAACGTCGTCAAGACGGTGGGGGTGATCCCCGCCGGCTCCCAAATCCTCAACCTGATCTCCGGCGTGTTCATTCGGACGGTGTTCAATGCCGGCTCGACCAATGTGCTCGATATCGGCACGTCTGTAACAGGCGATCTCTACGCGACTGACTTGGCTCTGGGCACCAAGGCATTCGTTGCGATTGACGAGGCGGCCACGGCGACCAACGTCAACACCTGGTATGTGACCGTGGACACCACCATTACCGCAACCGTCCAGTTGACGGGTACTGCGGCGACGACTGGTGCGGCTGAGATTGTCATCGCCTATATCCCCGACAATGACAAGTAAGGGGTAACCATCATGGCTATCTCTGGCATCTTCGGCTTCACCAAGAACATGCGTGTTCTGGCCAAGGAGCTGTTTATTGACGGCTCTCAGGCGGTCCCATTGACAGGCGCCGCACAGACCATCGATGGCGTCAAGACTTTCTCGTCCATGCCGATTATCCCGGTCAATGCCGATGTGGCTGCGGCCGGCTCGACGGTGACAGATGCCGCTCAGCTTTCGTCTGGCTTCACTGTCGTGACGGGCGCTGATGGCACCAAAGGCGTAAAGCTTCCCGCAACTCCTGCGGCGGGAACGATCGTGATTATCAAGGGCACGACTGCGGGTGTTCTCAAGGTCTGGCCTGACGCGGCGGCGACGATCAATGCCATCGGCTCTAATGGCGCGCTGTCGCTGGCTTCGGGCGCAATCCCGGCCATCTTCATCGCCAAGAGCACAACGCAATGGTATTCGCTCCCGTTGGTCCCGTCATAATGGACTTGGCTTATATGACACTTTGGGAGGCAGGGTATTTCTTGCCTCCCAACTCTCCAAAAGGGCTGCAAACCTCCACAAAACCGGTCGAAAAGGGCTGCTGCAGGCATTGCAGCAAGAAGATTGGCCGTGGGCTGCGCTTCCATGAAAAGGCGTGCAAGGAGCGGAAATGACGACGCTTGCTCTCCTGAAAGCTGAAATCGCCGACGATCTCGACAGGACCGATCTTGCGACACAGATCACGTCGGAAATATCGCGGGCAATCCGGTATTACCAGAGGACTCGTTTCTATTTCAACGAGACGCGTGACGAGACGTTTTCAACCGTTTCGGATCAAAAGCTTTATTCGTCATCAGATGATGCCGCTATCCCAGAATTCATAGAGATCGACCAAATCTATTTAATGGATGGCTCTGAGCCTCAGGAACTTGAGGAAATCAATCCGAAGGAATGGGAGTTGCTGACAGCCAGTGGCGAGGCGACGGGCCGGCCCTGCGCATTCTGCTATTTCAATCGTTCACTCGGGTTCTATCCGATCCCTGACCAGGCTTACACCATTCGTCCGGTAGGCCACATCATGAAGGACGAGCCTGCCGACGATGCCGAAACAGGCAACGTGTGGATGACGGAAGCTTTTGATCTGCTTAGGGCACGGGTTTGCGCTCAATTGGGACAACGGAAGCTTCGCGACGTATCCCTTGTCCAAGCTCACAGGCCGCTAGAGCAAGACGAACTTTGGCGCCTGAACAGCGAGACGAATACTCGCGTTGGGACGGGGTTTGTCACTCCGAGCGAGTTCTGACGCATGGTGAAAGTCCCCGCCCCGCGCTTCGAACCGGACAAAAGCCGGTACGACATGGCTGCGTCAAGCAATATCATGAACGTGCTGCCCGTTGCCGATGGCTGGGCGCCCATGCCGGCGCCGGCCGATCAAAACCCGCTGATCCGGGTATTGGTGGACGAAAACGGGGCGGCGCTCACGGATGAACTTGGAAACGTCCTGATCGAGCTCATCACCGGCACGCTTGGCGCAACGGATGAACTGTTCCTGCCCTCTGCCTCGCTCGGCGGCGTGTTTGTTCGGCTCTTGGATGGCACGACGCGCATATTCGTCGGCACTCGGACAAAGCTCTACCAGTTCGATTTCACGTCGCAGATTTGGAAGGATGTTTCCGGGGCATCGGCACCGTACACGTGTGAGGATCGCTGGTATTTTTTCCTTTACGGCAACACGCTCTATTGCGGCAATGGCCTCGATCCTGAGCAGATGTTTGAAATCGGCGTCGATACCGTATTCTCGGACAATGCCACGGCTCCTGTAGCGACAGACGGGGCAATTGTTGCTGATTTTGCCATGCGGGCGCTGCCTGATAATTCAATTCAGTGGTCTGCGCTTGATGATCCGACTTCAAATGATATTGGCATTCGCTTTTCCGACGTTCAGCCATTTGGCGACGGAAACGGGGTTCAACGTATTCTCCCGATCTCAAGCGGTGCGCTGATTATCCAGCGTGACAAGTTCGAGATCATGAACTTCCCTGACTCGGAGTATGTCTTCCGCCGCACGCAGTTGAATGGCTACCGCGGCTCGACGTCGAAATGGGCCACTGTCCTAATTGGGCAGGATGACTTCGTGACCTACTGCCCTGACGGCTTCTTTCGCGGCCTCAACATGCAGCCGATCGGTGCTGAAAGGGTGGACCGTTATATCCTCGAAGTCTGTGATGAGGACGCGCGGCAAGCCATGGTCGGCGCCGCTGATTTCGGGCGCAAGATCGTCGTTTTTCGTGTTCAAAAGACGGATGGCACATATCTGCTGCTCATCTATCATTGGCAATTGGACCAATGGACGCAATCGGATGCCGATTTGGCAGACCCGTTCAAATTGGAAACTGTCGGGTTGACCATCGGCCAGCTCGATACAGTCTTCCCGACCATTGCAGACCTCGCAAACGTTACCTGGGGCTCTGCCATCTTTGACGGTGGCGCGCTGGTGTTCGGAGGCGTGACATCCGAAGGCTATCTGGCGATGCTCACCGGGCCGGCGATGGAAGCCACGTTAGAGACAAACGAAGCATCATTGAACGGCACAGACAGGGCCTTTGTCAACGGTGGCAGGCTGGATGGGGATGCAGCCAATTACACGGTCACGCTCGCCACGGCGGATTACAAGGGGCAGGCGTTCAGGGCACGCAATGGCGTTAGCCCTTCGTCACGGACGCGTTTCCTGCCATTGAGGGGTGACGGGCGCGTGCACAAAGCGACTGTCACCATTCCATCGGGCGAGTCTTGGACGATCTACCAGGGCGTTGACTTGGATGTCGTAGGGTCTGGTAAATCATGATTACGTCGCTCACCGATGACCCGCGCGTTGTCTATCGTAAAAACCTGGCGGACAATTCTGTACATACGCTCGTTGATTGCGCCTCGAAAGAGGTAAAGACGCTCGAAAGCATGGCGATTTCGTGCGGGACAGGAACGACGTTCACGCTGATCTATAACGATGGATCTGCGGATTACTACATTTACAACGCGCTGGTTATGTCGGCGAATACAACGGTCTTCATCAATGATTTCCACCCCAAGATCAGATATCTGGATGGGACAGGAACAAGCCAGAAACTGAAGGTTCAGGCTGGCGCTGCTGATCGTATCAGCGTCGTTGCGGTCATGATCGATCATCTCCCGGTCAAGGAAAACAAAAACATCGGCATCTCTGGAACTGGCGGCGTTAACGTCGGCTGGATGGGAAGTAAGTGATGACGAAATTTTTTCTGAGGATGATGTAATGGACCTGCGACCATTTAAGCCTGGCGAATTCATCCGCAATGATGATGGGTCTATCTCGACCCAGAGAAGCCATACTCTCCAAGATGAAAATGGAAAATGGGTAAACATACCATCCCTTTGGACTGACAAGGATGGCGCTGTCTATAATCTTAACGAGGACGCCATCGCGACGGTGGCGAAGAAATATGAAGACAAGAACGGCAGGAAATTTTCACGGTTTGATGATTTAGATCAGGCTATCAATGCCGCGCAGACAAAGTCTCACAATTTTGGGGCCTATTCAGAAGAGAATAAGCCGAAGGGGCTATTGTCCATGCTGCAACAGGGGCCGATGTTAGGGCAGGGCTTGCTTGCCGCTGGCCTCGATCCGTTGCTTAGTGGGTACTCGAAAGAGCTTTATAACCCTGGCGCGTATGGGATTCTCTCACTGCCATTGAAGCAGGGAAAATGATCTGCGCCACGGTCGCAAAACAGGCCGATGTGGATGGCCTGTGGCCGCTCATATCGGCAGACGTCATCAAGTGCATAGAAAAGACGCCCACGTTTTTCACGGCTGCCGAACTGTGGGTCATGTGCCGCTCCGGCGCCGGCTTTCTCATCGTGGTGCATGAAGGGACGACCATTGTCGGCGCGTCTGTCTGGCGCTTCGAGGAAGCCAAATTTGTCTGTCTCATGCTCGTTGGCATGAACGGAAAAATGCGAACTGGCGAAGACTGGGTAACGGCCTTGTTCGAACGTGCCGCGGTCACTGCGAAGGCAGGCGGCGCGAGGCAGTTGATGGCCTCTGGCCGAACAATCCTCTTCGAGAAATTGAAGAAGCACCTCCCACAGGTGCGCATGATCAGATGCACCGTAGCGGTGGAGATTTAGATGCCTGGCGGAACACAAGAAACCACT